TTATATACTCAATCTTAATTTCAAATTAGTTTTTGTAGGACAGCAAAATCTAGTAAGAACATCAATAGGCAAACTAAATGCAGTTGCCATTTCCTCATTTGAGTATTCCAATTCATTCTTATGAAGTTTATAAGCTTCATTGTACATATTCGGCATATCAATATATACACTCACAGGTTCGCTTTTTCTATATCCTCTTCTACTTAGTTCAATACTAAAATATTTATATTTTTCGTTAGTAATACATTTCAAATCTTTTGCCCTACGTACAATAGATGCCATGGAGGTTAACCAATATCTTTTTAATTCCACCAAATACTGCAGTTTTAGTCCACGTAAAGAATTTGATATAGCATCAGAAGGCATAAGGAATTCTGAAGCAAATCTATTTGCTTCATCTTCTTTATCCCTATATTCAGAGATTAGAAACTCATTTGAAGTATGCATGATCAAATGTCCCAGTTCATGTGCTAAAGTGAATCTTTTATGATCATTACTGAAATTCTTATTAATAATAATCACATAATATCCACCATCTGTCAAAAAAGAAACCCCGTCAAATAGATCCACATCATAATCCAATTCTATGATTATAATCCCATTTCTTTCCAGCAAAGAGAATATATTCCGAACCGGTTCATCTTTCAAGCCTAAATACTTCCTGGTGTACTGAGCCACGGTTTCGGGTGTATATCCATCTTCAAGGTCAATCATTCGAAATGACATATCTGGAAATTCCACAGACTCCCCCATTTGGTCTACAATATAACCTAATAACTTATTTGAAAGGTCTATTTGGGAACGTTCATTTTTAGTCATTCCTTTCTTCCTTCGGTAATGCGCATTTTCTGCAATATTTGAGATTTTCTTCTCATAAAAGTCAGTTGGAAATCCCAGAAAATCAATTATGCGATTAAGCACATCGGTAGATAAAGGACCAATACCCTTCTCATACTTAGATAAATTGGATTGTGACAATCCAACAATCTTAGAAGCAAGCTCGGTTTGTGAGTAACCTCGATATTCACGAGCAAATATTATCTGCTTATAGTTGATTTCCATTTTTGCTATCAGTATTGTTGTTTTCTAAAATAAATTCGGTGATGTATTATATTATTAATTATTTGTTCCTTCTTTCTTTTTGATATTTTGGCGTACAGAGAGAGACGCAGCGGCTGGCTGAACATCCATTGTTCTATTAACCGTAAAAATATCATTTTCAGAAATAGTCCATCTCACTCTGTTTTCATCGATATAAACCAATTTTGGATTTATAATCTCCCCAAAACGACTTTTATTATATCCAAAAAATAAAATAGGCTCTGTCCCGTTATCATACATATCAAACAAATAACCTTGCTCTTGGTTCTGAATAGATGATGAAAAACGAGTTGGAACATTCATTGGCATATTTTTACTATTTAATTTCTTAAAAAGCATAATATATCCATTAACTCTAAGCATAAATCTTTTGTACTTTCCAAATGTCCAGTCATCTTTAAAAACAGACTGAACACTTTGAATTATTTTTGAGTTTAAGAGGGAGGCTTCAAATCCTCGACAACGAGCTGTAAACGGGGTTTGTATTACCTCTTTTTCATAATTACGTACAGCATTCCAAAAAGCATCAAATAGCTTTTCTAACGACTCACGAAGTTCGTATTCACATTCTTTAGCGTTTATTATACGCTTCCTTTTGGCTGTTTCAGCCACATTCTTTATTTTTGCCATAAAAATAAAATTTTATATTTTTACATCACCGAATTTAAAGTTTATCTCTGCGCCAACAGAGATATTCTTTTGCTGCAAAGATATATATTATTTCCACAATATTGTATTTTATCACATATAATTTCGCCCCAAAATTGTATTTTCAATAAAAGAAAGGCTTATTTCTTAAATTTACACCCCAACCATCCCGCAAGAATCAAGCCAATGACATAGCAATAAACTTTATCTTTATGCAAATCCCACCAAGATAACTCGACTACCTTCTCTCTTTGATTTAGTAAAGCATTCACCTTGTTATTTATAGTATCAAGTCGATTCGAGAACTGCTGCAAAGTAATGGATAATGTTTCATCAACTTCACTCCGTTCTTGCTCCTGTTTGGAAGCGGTGGTAGTACTTTCTTTGACTAGATACTGTTTTCCGGTTGAATCCGGAAGCGACAAGTAAACTGTTTTATTCTCAATTTTCAGATCACTCAACTTGTCAGTAGTAACTTTCGTTTGCTTATTCACATCCAGCTGTAATGATTCAATTAAGTTTCGCAAATACAAAAAATCTCCTGAATAGTCAATCTGCTTTTGTGACTCAATGCTATGAGAAGTTTTGCAGGAAGTAAACCATATTCCTGACATCAGGAACATGGTTATATAGATTAGCATTTTCATACTTTCAGATATTTACAAATACCTTTCACATGAAGAGAGACAATAGTCCGTTTACCTTCTTCTGACAGCAGGAAATCCACATCCTCTTTGTTATCCTGAAACTGATTCTCCGTCAGAACAGCCGGACACTTCGTATGCTTTAAGATATAAAAACTACTCTCCTTATCTGGATCACCGTCTGCCATATCCTTCCGTATTTTCATTCCAAACAAACATTCTTCAGCAGTAGCATACAGACAGTCAGCCAGCTTATCGGCTTTTGTCTGTCCCACACTGGTCCATGCTTCCCAACCACGTGCTTGCATCCAATTTGAACCATTACCGGCTGCATTGCAATGGATAGAAATAAGAATTGCATCAGAAGTTTTATATTCATTCACTCGCCTACAACGTTCTGACAAAGGAACATCTATTTCCTCTTTCACGACCAGTTCCGCATCAATACCTAATTTACGCAATTCAAATACTACACGCCCAGCAATTTCACGGGTATAGGAGTATTCCCTTAACCTGCCATCTGGAGAACACTTACCCGGAGTATTACTACCGTGACCGTTATCAATCAATATTTTCATATCTTTCCTCTTTATCTAGTTCGTTTTCGATTCTATCAATAATTCCTTGTACATGTGTAGGCGTAGCCCGCTTAAATTCAAAACGTATTACATGGTAAATTATACGAAACCCTTTGTTTCTAGGATAAGCAATAATCAGATTCTTAAATGCGTTCTGAAGATATACATAAGAAAATACATACGTAATAGTCTTAATAACTAACAATGAATTCTCACCATCTCCTATCAAGCTCATAAAGGAGAAGACTACTTCAATGATTATAAGATAGAGGAGAAGTTCGACCAAGGCATTTTTAAACTTATCCCACTTAAAGTTTTTACAACGTATAATTGAAACACCATCAGCCCTCATTCCGCACCAAATATTAAATCCAAACATTACAACTAATGCTATAAGAAAACCTTTAGTCGGCGTTAAATAAGCAAGAAGAGAACTGAACATCGAAACGAAAATAATTCGTATCTGGTCTACATTAAATAACTCATATAACCATCTCATAATATTAATCATAAAGTTACTACCAATATTGAAAACACAGTAATCAGCCCAGGAAGCAAAACAGTAGCTAATGCGTCAAGCCAATCAAAGATGAACCCGCACTTTTTCTGAATGTACTCAACCACTATTGCGGCAATGGCGGTTGTCGTTAAAGAAACAATAGCAGATTTACAGAAATCAATGCCTAATAGAAGGAAACAGAAAATAAGCATTACAACAAAGACGAACATCCCGGCTTTGACGTGTGCCGGTCGGTTAGATTGCAAAAGCCAATCATACAATACTTTTATACCCATACTCATAGCGTTTAATTATTAATAAAATATTCTGTATGGAACAAATGTATTGAGTATAATAACGAGTTTTACAAAAATGGAAAATCTTGGAAATCAATTCTATGATAAATATCTATAAAACAAGACATTATAATTTTCACTTTTTCCATAAATAAAAAAGGGATGCTTGATAAGCACCCCTAAACAACCAACAGATTGAACTATTAATCCGTAAACATATACACGGAAAGATCAACCTTTTCTATTTCGTCTGAAATTGTATCTCCATACATTGTTAGACACACCCGATAACGGTCAATACTTCTTTGAATCTGTTGCAAGGTAGGTTTCTCGGGATATTCCGAACTGGCAAAAGTTACCAGTTCTTCACCATTCTCACTGGTACCAACCACCCGGAAGTGATGACGTACAATCCAAGTTCCGTCCGGCTGTTGCTCGATAGGCTTAGCAATCCCACGCGGTAAGATATTTTTTTGATCCATGTTTTTTGATATGTTTAATTAGTTGTTTTCTATGGTTATATTTATTCTTCAATACAAACTTTTCAAAATGTCCTTCGATATAAACATATTCCCACCATTCAGGAAGTAACATCGCTGCAATTTTACGACGGATATTGTACGTTGCAAAGTGTTTCATCAGGCCATAATAAGAGTTCATTGTACTCACAAACTTCTCAACATACGCTTCTGCAAATCCATTTTCAGCTATTCTATTAAATTTCCTGACAGCGTTATATGTGTTACCAACCACCCTGTTAGATACATAAATTCTACCCGGCAAAATGAACGCCCCAACAAACAAGACTCCTTTCTTATAATGCTGAAGATACAGCTTGCGTGGATGCAACCGTAAAAGGAGTTGTTCTTTCAGGAAACCATCAAGAAGATGGACTTTGGACAATATTTCTTCCGGAGATTTCACCACGATACAAAAGTCATCAACAAAGCGTACATAATGTCTGAATCCCAGTATTTCCATCACGAAATAATCATATACAGACGCCAGAAAGTTGGCTATGAGTTGCGACGGCAGGTTCCCGATAGCCACTCCCCTGTCAGGGTCATTATGAAACAGACTTTTATTACTGGGAAGTTTGTCCCACATGGAGACGGGAGAGCGTCTGATACACTTATTTTGTGGACAATGAAAGATAGTAACGGCTAGAAGGTAAAGCAAACATTCAATATCATCACCTTTATAATTGTCCCTTACGAATATGTTCAGCATTTCCCATACCAACGATTTCGAGATAGACATGAAGAAACTGAACAGGTCATCTTTGAAAATGTACGCATCGGCAGTATAATGCTCACTGACCTCGACTATCATGTTATTCAGATAGTGCACGGCAGACAAGCATCCCTCACCTTTCCGGCAGTTCTTGGAGACGTTTCCTTGTTCCCGGAAGCGTTCCTCTAAGATCGGCTCGATACGAAGAGCGATCCAGTGATGGACAACACGATCAATGAAAGCGGCGGCAAAAACCTCCCGATATACCGGGTAAGTCCGTATGAATACTTTTGAAAAGTCCGGTACATATTCACCGTAAATAATAGAATACCATAGCCGCACCAATGCGGACTGATAATCATTATAGAACTCAACACAATCCGTACTCGTTCTTTTCTGCCTGGCACAATCTTCGGATGCTTCGAAAATACTGCTAAGAAGTATGTCATAGATTATATTACCTGTTGCGGCGAGGGGACGAACCCGGTTCGCGTTCTGGCGGTTGTTCGTGTTGACGTTGCCGTTGTTGAAGTTCACGTTCCAACTGCTGGAAGCCGTTGCATCCGCTATCTTAGTCTTTCCCGGCTCATCACCGGGGGGATGCCCAATAAATAATTCTAATTGCTCACTCATAATCCCCTTGGCGATTATGACTCCGGCTTTGCGACTTGTTGCGATCCGTTAGCTTTTTGCCGTTGGAGATCTGCAACCGTTTTTTTGTACCAGCCGGTACTTTGCTTACCGATGCTCTCTGCAAGCAGACAGATTTCGGCAGTTTGAGTCAGGCTGGTCAAATGTCGTTCTTCACACACTCTTAGCAGTAATTTCAATGCATCAAACTCACACAAAAACTTCATCAGATAATCTGCACGGTGCTCAAGGTTCATATCTGTATTTGCATAACGGATATATTCGCAACAATGGACGGCAAGCATCATCAACTCCGTACCAAATTCATACCGGAACGCCTTGGGGAATTGTTGCCGGGCATCAATGATAAGGTTCAGAAGCTTATACATCGAATTTGATATAGGAAGGTCTTGTGTAAGTGCCATGTTAATTTTTTGATATTTTAATGTATGTATTAGAGGGCGCAAAGTTAATAACTGTAAAGCAATTAACACAATTTTAGCACAAAAAAGTGAATCTGAAAAGCCCCTACCGGGGCTTTTATTTAGCTAACTCTCTAAGGGATAAAGAATTAAAGGGATAAAGTGTTTATTGCGGCGAGGGGACGAACCCGGTTCGCGCTCTGGTGGTTGTTCGTGTTGACGTTGCCGTTGTTGAAGTTCACGTCCCAACTGCTGGAAGCGTCATATTCGGTACTAGACCAATACCAGTCGTTTGTAAATATATTTTGATTGCCAAGCATAGAAGTTATGAGCTCATTGATTTCGGTTTTATACTTGGCCATAAGCATAAGTTCACCCAATGCGGGCAGGTTCCACACGGTTGTATCTTCAATTCCGTCAGATTCAAGCGTACAGGCTTTATAGGCTCTGGCAACTTCGGCGGCAGGGGCGCCGACAGTTCCCTGGGTGTCCTTGACGCCTGCAAGGGTTTCTATTATAACATCGGTATTTTCCTTGCCGTCGAAGGTATCATAGAGTCCTTGGTTACCACTGCCGTAGTTTTTCAGGCCGCGTAGGTCAGTTCCGTAGCCACCCCATTTGAACGTTTTATTGCCGCCTGCGTCAACGCAGTCGCTTTTGGCGATAATGAACTGGTGGCATTCGGCGCGAAGTCGGATGCCGATACGGATATACTTGGAGCGATTATTCGCGCTCATGGAGTTCCATTCGGAAGCCGTGAAAAAGACTTGTTCACCGTCTTCAATCCGGAGCGTAGCCAAAGAAAGGTCAAGAAGCGTACCTGACCATTGCATATATTTGGCGATGTCGCTTGCGGGGGTGTTTTCATTCACGGTTGTAAAACCTATTGATTTTAAGGCTTCTATCTGGTCTTGTTTATTCAAGCGCAGAAGCATGGCGTTGGCGATATTTTTATCCATTTTATTGTATAATATTAAGTTAATACTATTCGGAAGCAACAGCTCTCACATGAAGAAGGGCTGAATTTTTGTTTTGATTCGTAATACGCCCGGTATTCAGTTCGAACGCCCAGGCGGAGTTAGTATCCCAAATTGTTGATGACCAGTAGTATTTATCAGTCATCAGCATACTGTCACTACTCCAAAAGGTACGCATCATCTCATTGATTTTATCCCGGTAGCGGTACATCAGAAGCATTTGGCCAGATGAAGGAAGGAACCAGTTGGATTCATCCTCGATACCGTCACTTTCCAAAGTGTAGGCACGGTATGCACGGGCGGCTTCGGCAGCCGGCGCACCGATTACACCGCTATTGTTTTGGTCTTTCAGGCCAGTGATAATCAGGTCGGTATCTTCCTCACCCGTGAAGCAGCCGTACATGGCACCCAGTCCTTTTTGGTTCAGGCCGTCTATGGCTTTACCCTGACCGCCCCAATAGAAGGTAGTAGTCATATCGGCATTATAGCACTCCTGGGCGGCGATTACGAAGGAGTGTCCATGGGCACGGATACGAAGCCCGCGTTTGATATACAGTTGCTTATTAGCGAGCGTAAGGGAGTTCCATTCGGCAGCAGTAAAGTATGCCTTGGAGTTATCCGAAATACGATTACAGGCAAGATGCAGATCAAGCAGACCGGCGGCCCACTTGATACGTTGTCCAAATTCAGATGCGCGGGAATTCTCGGTGACATCCGAGAAGCCCACGGCGTTCAGTGCTGCCACTTGTGCCTGTTTATTCAAGCGAAGCAGCGTTGCGCTTTGTTCATTCGTCATAGTTACTTGTTGATTAAATCATTAATATCCATATTGTCTTCAGCGAAGCGTTCGAGATATTCTTCGTAGGTTTCGCCGTTATAATATTCAAGGACTTCATTGATGTTGTCCAGCGTTACGTTATCGTAGTACGGTTCTCCGCCATAAGACTCATTATTGAACCAGTTGATCAGGTCGATGTAGGCATCTATGACGGTAAGGATGACAAGGCCGTCGATACCGGATTCAAGGGATTCGATTTCATCCGTTTCACGGATAACTGTCAGTTCATACGTGCCGTTGACTACCGGTTTATCCTGTCTGTTGCCGTCCTCATCCATTCCGGCAACTCCATATTCGAGAATGGCAAGAAGCTCGGAGCCGTCAGCCTTCAGTGTCATGTTCGAGATACGGAGCATGGAAAGTTTACGGGATGCCGTTTGTGAAGCGAGGACGTCACGGAGCATCTGAATGGCGTCAAGTTTAGGCGACGTTTCAAGACGCAGGCGTTGGACGTTCGGCATGGATTCTATTTGCAGGCCGGACGGGGCGGAAAGACCTGTATAGGTCAGTTCAGGAAGACCGACAAAACGGAGGCTTGTCATTGTTGGTGGAAGAGAGATGTCATTAATCGGAGAAGTCTCTGCAAGAGTGATGTTCTCCAGTTTGCTACCGGACGCATTGATATGGGCGATACGTGGGCATTTGTCGGTGACGAGCGTAGCGATTTGTGTGTTCCGGATATCGAGTGATACGAGGAAGGGCATTTCGCCGCAGTTCAGCGAGGTAAGCGGTGCGTAAGAACCGATGGATTGTTCTGTATGGGTGTCAGAGCCCAAGATAAGGGTTTCCACAAGTTGCATGGCGGAGAAGCTCACCGTACTTGACAGGGAGATTTCAGACAGGTCGAGCAGCTTCATGCGGTCAGCCTGATAGATATACAGCAAGGCGCCTTCCTCATGTGAGAAGTTGGTGAATACATATTCTTCGCCCGCTTCAAGGAAGCAGCTTTCGGAAAGGTTGCCGCTAGCGTCATTGCCGACACCGAAGTAACCGTTTTTAGCAGCGACAATCCGGATGGTGGCGTTTGATTTGGAAGATACGCGCCCGGAAATTACACCGCTGAAAAAATCACCGGTTTGGAAATAGCCGTCACGAATACGCCAACGTCTTTCGATGAAAGACGGAAGGGCGGTAAGTCCAAGACCTTGCAGGGCATAGAAGTAAATAGCATCAGAGGTGGCGGTATAGGAGATGTATTTCCGTTCACCGTCGTAAGAACTAACCAGTTTCTGCCATTTTTTGAGCCGTTTGTCAATGAAGAAATGCGTAGCTCCTTCGGGTGAGAACGGGTGCAGGGTGACGCCGTCAATGGTCGCCTGAACGTTACGCATGGCGGCGGCAACGGTACGCAGGGAGAGTTCCGTACCGGATGAGTCAGTCCACACTACTTGCTGGAGATAGATGTTATTAAACAGAACGGAGCCGTAGCCAGCATAAGGGTTAGTGAATGTTTCATCGCTCGTCCGGTTGGGGTCCACCTCGGCGTCAACCGTGCAACCACCGTCGTTGTCCTTGCTATTGAGCGTATCGCAGTCATAGATTTTATTCAGGTACATGCGCATGGCATCCTCGGAGCTGTACACACCGTCTGTTACGGAAGCATACTCTTCCAAGAACCACATCGGCTGCATATTCTTGGCGCGTTGGTCAGTGGCGGCAAGGTAGTCGGTGAAGATGTCATAACTCAAGACACTTTCTGGGCAGGCGAATTTATACAGGTTTTCCTTCCATGTTCTTTGCCAGTTCCCGCCTTTGGAGTAATCGCAGGAATCACAGAAGCGCAACCATCGGTAGAGGTTATAGGGCACTTTCTTACCCAAAGCGTAATCAATGGCGAGCTGGTCATCATCGACAAGCGATTCAAAGTAGTAAGTCCATGCCGGGAAGGTATCAGCAGAGATAGTTCCGTTATCCACGAGTTTTTGAACCCATGAGGACTTGTCCGTTTTCATGGCCATCATATCCTGAACAGAACCGACGCCCTGAAACCAGTCCATACCTTGGTAGTTAAGAAGTTCGAAACCTTCAACCGGATTCAGGACGTCACCGGTGACATTCCATTTGCCGTTTTCATACTTCATGGAACCGGACTGCTTTTTCCATGAGCTGTCCTGATACCTCATTATCCGGTACGAACTACCGCAATACAGGGAAAGCAGGTACACGCTGTCCGTATCGAGTCCGTCAGTCTGTTTGAAGCGTATCTCAATTGCGTCTAAAGTTTCGTCAGGAGTACCGAAGAACTCTATGAAGTCACCATAATTCAGGCAACCTTTGTTATAGCCGGGGGTATCTTTGAAGCCGAGGGCGAACTGTTCCCCTTTGTCTTCTTTCCAGTTGCCTTTGGCATGGAAATAGACGTTTTGCAGGCTGTCATCCTTACACCGATAGGTGGCTACCGGGTGATTGGCGGTAGAGTGGTTCATCTGCAAGTCTTCGATATGCAAGTCACCGCTGTCAAATGTTCCGTCAAATGCACGTTGGACAGGTGTCATATAGTTACCACCTAAGGCACGGTATGTAACGTTCATCATTTCACAGGCGCCGCAGTCGTTCGCATTGCCGGAATCGGAGTAATCGACTTTTACGGTAATGACATCGACCGGGATTGTATTATCACCGACCTGTACTTTGTTGATGGCAGCCAAGGCTATTGCACGGCGTCCTTCCTCCGTCGTATCGTCTGGATTAAGTAGTATGATTCGAGTGTCCTTGTTTTTGCCTTTGCTCTTGGCGAGGTAGTAGCGTTTATTCTTTACCGGGCGTTTGGCAGAGGTGGTTCCCTGGTTGCGGGTTTGGACACTCACGGCCTTGAAGTTACGCCACGGGCGTTCGGGGTCAAAGTAATAGAGCGTGATGTATATCTTCGTACTGGTGGAAGTGGTGCCGTCCAGTGCTTCTATATCGGAGCCTTCATAGGGGCATTCGACAATGTAAGGCATACCGCGTGAATAGATTTCGGCAGCCGACGGGCGGCTTTGGGTACTACCCTCGGCTGTCTGGCTTTTAAGGATGTCCTCAAAGGCGTATTCCTTCACCATTACCTCTGTATCGGTCAGACGGACAAGGTAGTTCTTGAACGCCTGTGCCCATTCCATATAGGAGTTCCAGGCCATCATGTAATAAAGATACAAATCACCCAGTTTGCCGTCCATCGTTATATACTTGGTCTGAATCAGGGAGCCGCCGCCCGGAACATAACCAAGGCAGGCGACTTCCTCACCGTTGAGGAAGAGTTTCATCATGGAATACCGTGTGCCGTCACGTTCAACGTAGTTGCTTGCAGGTTCAACAACCACGGCTACGGTTATCTTTTCACCCTGTCGATAGGCGCGTTCTTCACAACGGGAAACGCCATTGTTACAGAAGATGCCGACCACCCGGCCGGTGACATAGAAGCCGGCACCGGACGTTTCGTCATAGCAGCTAAGGAGCAGGGCATCATCATCGGTCACGTTCTTGGAAGCGAAAGCGAACTGGATGGCGGCACCGTTAGATTCGATGGACGAGCCGGCAAACGGGGCATGGTTTAATGACACGCCCACATTCTCGGCTACGCGAAGGCAGTTCTCACCCAAGAATGTGCCAAAACCGTTGGTAGTCCAGTTGGCACCGTCCACTTTCATTTCATAATTACCGCTGACAATGCTATGGTCAGTTTCCTGATTGGTACGGGATGAGAAGTCAAAGTTATAGATGGCGCCTTCTTTTATGGCGGCGTCAATGGCGGAACCGCTAACTGTCACCCGGACAGGTTCGCTAGTCACGTCCTTGCATACGGCAGTATAGTTGACCGTATCGGTGCCGTCAGCCTTGTAGCCCTGCAGTTGTTGTTTGACCTGATAGGTTTTGTTACGACTGGCAGCAATTTGTGTTACCTGCACGTTATTGGCTTTCACGCTGACGGGTGAAGTCATTTCCAACGGGTCATAACAGGCAACATCAAGTTCTACGGTTTCGTACAGTCGGACTACTCCACCGTTTTTATCATCGTATCTCAAGGCAACAAGAGGTGTGGAACTATTCGGGTCAATTACCATGACAGCCGTGTAGATGACATTTCCTTTCACTCCGGATGCGACATCCGTTCCTTGGATGCGCAAGGGATAGGTGCCGTGTTCTAGGCCGAGGGAAGCAGGACGGATTACGACAGAGTGCGAGTAGTTGTCATTGACAACGGCGGTAGACAGGGATTGCCATTCACCGTTAATCTTGATGTCAACCTGGGCACTGATCCCTTTATCAGAGGTATTGTTTCCGAACTTATAGAGTGGAAGGCTGAAACTTTCAGTTGTCGGAGTAAGCAGAGTTTCAGGGGTATAGTTGAGCACCTGCACACAGGTACAGGTAATATCAACAGCTGTTACATTGACATTCTTGGAACCGGTGTTGCCGCTTTCGTCAGTGGCTATCAGCTTGAATTTCCGAGTACCGGCAGCCGTAAAGTATGTGGTGAAGTCCAGTTCAAAGGAGAAGTCCTTCATGTCACCGGAAGATGCTTTGTTGACGGTTTCAGTCCAGACGGTAAGCCCGCTTTCACGGTCTACGAGTTCCAGTTTCTCAATCAGGTTGTCAGAGGATTCGACACCGTTCGAGGTCACGGAACGAATGGCGGCAAAGGTTCGTAGCGTGGAGCCGTAAGAGCCATAGACAGGTGTCGACTGGAAAGCAATGGCAACAATGGTACCACCAGTTTGACCGCCGCCACCCGTGCCGATAGCGAACTGCACTTCATCGCCAAGGGTTTCACCGGCAGCGTTCTTCATCTGAAGTTTTACAATGCCTTCTGTTTCCACGTTTACGTCGAGGTTGGCCGGAACATAGGCATAGGCGCCACCAGTTGAAAAGGCGTCCTTTCCCCCTTCCGCCGGTTCATCGGAAGTTTCAAAAACGGAACTGCCACCACCATTCCCGAAGGGTTTCCAAAGAGAAGGGGTCGCAAAATCGGACACAGCACCCTGGAACTGCCGGGTTTCCATTTCATACTCGCCTGTTTTGTAAGTAATGATGAGACCCGTTCGCTCATATTTGACGCCAGATTCCTGTTGATAGGAGACAATGGCGGCAATAGCGGTTTCAAGGGTATAGTAGCCGTCTTTCAATGGGCGGATCTCATCAACAATGACGATGGGGTGTGTTACATCGTCAGCGGGCGTGCCGCTCTTCATATCCTCAAGGGCTTGCTTATCCTCGGCGGACAAAAGGCCGGCTTGTTCAAGGGTAGCAGAAGGCAAACGGAAGCTGTCATCCGTTTCTTTACCGGTTGTTTTGGACACTTTTTTGAAAGATACATTGAGATAGGAAGCGTCAGACAGGACGGAGAATGAATCAGGTTTGATTATGTCGGAAGGGATATTTGTCATTGCATCCTCTAAAGCCTTTCCACGGTCGCCGGGGAAGGCTTCATCTTCACTTTCCCCAAGAGACAACGGTTCAGGCAGACATTCAGAAGGAACTTTACTTTCTTCGTTCAAAGGAGCGATACCGTTCGCTTTTCCTATCCTTTCCTCAAAGTCATTTATTACAGAGGTCCATTTGCCCCATGTAACACTCTCATTGGAAACAATACCTATTCGTGAGATTGTACAAACTGTACCTAAATATACACCTTCGGCATTGTCTGACATGGTAGCCAGTTGTATACACGAAGTGAATGATTGACAAACCTTATTAAGCTCCAACCGTTCAATTTGTATATTTACAGGAATCTTAGACGAATCAACAGACAAAATACACCGATAATTCCCAATAGAAGAATCCCCGGAATACATTGTTTTTAATTTATCTTTAAAGCTACCAATAGTAGTAAAAGAGCCAATACTTTTAAATGGGTCAGTCAAAGGATTGGATTTATCAGACACTCCTGTTATACGTTTCAATAACTCGGCGTCTCCATCCGATAAATCTTTTGCAATCTTATTGACATTCTCCACTAATGCATCAAAATCACCATTCACCATTTTAGCAATGGTACTTGAAAGTAAATCAATAGATATTTTCCGACCGCCACTAACTTCAACGTACATATCTTTGGATAGCTCTGTTGTATCAGTCAGTTGCTCTATTGTAAGACTGTTTGTCTTCAACGCTTGTAACACAAGGCTAATAATCTGTTGTTTTTCTGTTTCTGTCATAATTCTCTTTTTTAATCATTTTCATATACCCATACAAGCTCAATGGTCATACCAAGATTATCTATGTCGCAATCATAGACATTATCAAGATAAAGTTGGAACTCCTTCAGAGCACCAATATCTCCACCGTTAATACCTTTCAAGACACATACACCATCCCTACTGATTACACTCCCTTCAATGAGGTTAGTATACGAATCTCCTTTATATAGTACAGCACGCAAATTTATCGAACCGTTGTCCAAATCGTTCTTTAGTCTATCCAGTCCATTAACTGTAAGTTTACCGTAACCTCTTCTACCAATATACTTGTTATCTATGTCAGTCGTCTTGATTGCAATCAAATCCCAATATGAATTTTTATCAACACCTGGGTGATGAATACTGTTGACAGTAACCATAGTATCACTATTAATAGAAACTCCAGTATTAGGAATAGCCTTAGTCATATTGATATATGCTCCGACCTCTGCAACCCCACTTTCTGAACCATACTTGATACTACGCATTCCTTCATCATCTGCTATCCTATAAGCACCGCTTTGTACACACCTCATAGCAAGCTGGTTATTCCATTCCAAAACTGGATTCATCGTTCTTACCTTCTGTAACATTTGATTGAACACAAAACTCTTCAATCCCTCTATTTGCTGGTTAAGTTCCGGAACATTACTTTCCTTTCTGGTATATCGAACACCATCAAAGTAGACGTAATTACAGCATAAGACACGATTCAATAATTCAGCAAACCACACAGGGCATCCCATCCCATTTCCAAGCGTGAATAATACTGTTGTATATTCGTGGCTGAATAGCTCAACAATATCCTCATCAGAGGTCACGAACTGCTCATTATCCACACCGAACGTCCATCCGTTATCTTTGAAACCACCAGGAACGCGAAAATCAAAAAAGTATTGCATCCCATCTATCCACCAGACAGCATCAAGACGCTGCTTATTATCTTTCATTGAATACTGAATAAGGCTGGTTTCTGATAACTCACATTCATCGTCCGTAACTTTAAAAATCTCACTCGTATTCCCATTAACTGTTACAGTATAGTATCCACATGGAAGCAATGAAATGTTATAGAAATAAAGAATCTTATCATCATTCATCTTCCATGAGCTTAATGATACAGGTGTAGATATATTACTTAAAAGATTATTAATGTAAACTATAGGCTCCTGCTCTTTGGCTGTCAAAATCAATTCAACAAAAATCCTGTCTGTACGTGCGAATAATTGCACATATTTACTCTTCGCTCCAAATTTATCGGTAGACGGAGAAAAAAACAGTGGGGTAAACGGGCTTATAATCATATTTCTAGGCTTTTGTTATTGAACGGACAAATAAATCATACTTCACTCCCTCGTTTCTCTCAACTGTACTACTCACCTCTTTGATGTAGCCCTCGTAAACTAGATCATCTTTTAAGATTTTAATCGTTTCATCATCTGTTGGTGGAATATCTTCATTATAAGTTGTGAATGAAACATCTCCACAAGTTATAATACCACTTTCAACGTTAAAATCATCTTTCATTCCTATACCATTGACAACAACATCACTATTACCGTCAGAAGAAGAATAAGATAGTTTTTTAGTGAACATACCAATATAGCCGGCATTTGCTTGCAATATGCCTCCTTGCCAATACATGGTATTAAACATCGTTTCAGGATCAAGTACACCACTTATTTCCCAACCGCTCCTTATAAGCCTATACTCTTTATATGTTTGTACTCCGCCATTATCATGTAATGTAGTACTGGCACAAACAAAAAACACATCATTGTCACTTTCACTATCCGTTGTATCTTGGCCTCTCTTTTGCGATAAGAATTCAATTCCATAAACATCAGCACGGTAAGGGCTAATCAACTCTAATACATTATCAGTTATATCAATGCCAGTAGTATATTCAGTAGTAAATCGGAATTCGTCACGACCATTCATACTTTCATAGTCCTGTTTATCATATCCTACCCTAACCAAAGAATATATTCTTGATGAATCAACCTTATACTCAAAACTAGAAAAGCTGCTATTTAAATCCTTTACATTGTTATCACTAAACAATTTGTCCCGGTGTTTAAAAAAAACAGTGACACCATTGATCACAGGCACAAAGCCAAAAACTGTTTCCATCCAGTTTTTAAACTTTGTATAAGAAGTATATAGCTTAGCTTGGGGGATTCCACGGATACTTTCAGCAGCTAATATCACGCAATTATCTAACCTTTCATCAACACCTGAAGCTATTTCACCATAGATACCTTCATTTCCACCATTCATGCTTTTAAGCAATCGGTTTAACACATCAATAGGTCTTATTGCATCCACATAGATAGGGTTAGCTCGAGAAGTAAAGCGTGTCTCAAATTTGAAATTACGAAAATAAATATTGCCAGTAGAAGCATTAACTCTGTTAAATGTTACCTTCAAATCAAAAAATAAAGCCTGCCCTTTAGTCAGATGAATCTTGATGGATTCATTCAGATTACTTGGGGTAACATCCCCCTTATTATACCCCCATCTTTTCAACTCGACTAAACGACCATCTTCGTAACGCCCACCTAGAACAATTTCAGCTTTAGTTGTATACGCATCACTATAACTGATATAGTATTCAAAACTAAAATTCAATACTATATCAATGTCGGACAAGGCTTTAACAAATACATTTGGATCATCTTTCGATTCCTGTGGTACATCATAAAACTCAAGAGGTGAATCCCGTGACGGAAGTTCACCACCAGAAATATATAAGGGAAGCGAATATGTTATAGCTTCTACATATATTCCTTTGTCAATTACAATATATTGCAAAGAAGCATCATTTTCTACAATATTACCACCTAATGTATGCGGTTGACTATAATTCATACTTACAGAATCATAATAAAGCTGATATACATCTTTTATCTCATCTACCGAATATTCGTACTGCGTTCCCTTGTTAGCCTTTATGATATTAGCGACACTATCATCTATCGAATTAATAGAAACAGTATTTCCATCATAGGTCAATGAACCGAAATCCAATCGGCAACTGAAGAATTCTTCATAAGTATGAGAATTAGTTATAGTATAAACAGTGATACTAGCATTAGAAGCCAGGTATTTGCTCAAATACTCCTCCAATATGAGATCATAGGCTTCTCCCACAAACTGGAATTTTGAAGTAAAGGTTCTAGTTATTCCTTCAAGTCCGGAGCGTTTACGGGAAAACTTTATTTCATCCCAATTCTGAATACAAGATTTGGGAATATCATAGGAAATACTATCAACGGTAAGTACATATTTACAAAGCATTTTAACTCCTTTTGAACGTTCATGAGCAAATATATAGAAAAAGCCAACCGGTTTTCCGATTGGCTAAATTCTTGAAAGTCCCCCCCTTATCAAATCATCATATAATCATCTATTTATCAAAGGAATACATTATAAGAGAAGAAATTCTCATTTTAAAACTCCCTATATATAGTTATTTACTTTCAAAAGAAATATCGCCATTCGCATCACAGCTTCCTTTTTATACCGATATCTATATTAAAAAATTATCATAGCTTTCAAAAGTGAGAATATTTCATACTAGCATTCTTGTTTTCAATTTAATATTTATATCTTTGAAAAAAACAAATACAATAATCAAAATGGAACAGAAATTATCAAATGTCGATTTAATGAAGATTGCAATAGAAGAACAATCAAAATGTACTTCATTTCCTAAAGTTGGAGCTGTAATAGCAAAAGACGGAATCATATTGGCAAAAGCTTTTAAGGGTGAAGAGTCCTCAAAACATGCTGAAAGAATAGCGATAGAGAAACTTGATAAATCTACTCTTAATGGAGCAACTTTAGTGACAACTCTAGAACCGTGCATAAATATAGCAAATAATCAGCCACTGCAATCCTGCACAGATTTAATCATAGAGAGTGGTATCAAAGATGTAATTATAGGAATATTAGACCCCAATGGGGCAATTTATTGCCAAGGTTATGAAAAACTACTTGAAAATAATATTAATGTTAGCTTTTTCACACCTAAACTAAGGAATAAAATTGAATCATCGACTTTTATTTATGGTGACTGTAATATTGGATATGGATCAGGTATAAGACGAGTAGCGGTAATTGGCAGTGGTAAAAATTTTGAAATAAAATTTTCTGAAAAAGATAATCGTTCCATCAAATTCAGATGGTGTACATTGCAATATGTACATGGGATCGTAGATTTAATGGGACCAAATGAATCAATTCGCAGTGCTAAAGGAGCCCAAAAATTTGAAGATATTACAGACCCTTTTGTGTTTAGAGAGCCTTCTCATTTTGCCAGAATGAAAGTTGGAGATATTGCAATTATTTCTCCAACGGATAGTACCTTTGTTATATTAATAAAGTTATTAGAGATGACTGAAACTGATATAACTTTTCAATGGCAAGTTAGAAACAGATAATAATTTAATAAATTACTGACAATCGGAAAAAATTATATAATATTTCTTTTCGATTGCCAGTAATCACTACAATAACATATAAAATTAATATTTAAGTTCTTGACATAATTGTTTTCGTCCAGAAGAAATACGACTTCTTACAGTTCCGACAGGAATGTTCAGGATTTCACTTATCTCATCATAAGAATACCCACTAGCATAATATATCACACTATCAATACAACGGGATTTTTTAGCACACCGTTGTATTGTGGAAACCAAATCATCAAACAGTATTGAATGAGCTGTACAGTTAGAAATGGCACTTCCGTCTACCATATCAAGCCCTGTAAAATGTATAAGGGAATTTCTATTGTATCTTATTATATAAGTATTCCTCATTATAATAAGGCACCACGGTTGAAGTGGTTTAGAACAATCAAATTTATCACGATTCACAAGTAGCTTATAAACTGTATCACCGGCTAAGTCTTCAGCATCTTGCATGGAACAGCAGAATTTTCTTGCCACCTTTAATATCCAAGGATATATTTCTGATAATTCCTTTTCAAAGTCCATTGTCAGCCCTCCTTATTAGGTGTATCTTCGGTTCGCCATTAATGCACCTTTCCACATATTTCCGGTGCATGATACTTTGTTCGTGCATTTCCTTAGCAGAACGCTCGATTGAACTAATAAGAGTGCCTATATCGGGGGGCAATAAGGCAATCATTTTTTTTACCTCGGACACTTCTGCTGTTATCCGATTACACTTCGTCTCTAATGTACGTAATTCTGACAATAAAACATTGTATAAATGCCTATTTATACAATGGATGCTGTTTTTTCTATTCATAAAAAAGTCGTTTGTGATTCTAAAGGAGATGTACAAACGACTGTATGAAATAATTCGCTTTAATTAAAAATTAATCGAATTACAGCATATATGTAAATACCAATATTATCATGTGCTTCTTTTTCTGAACGATATTTCAACATCGGCTTGATGAACAATATTTGCGTAGACAGCAGCATTAATTACACGGGAATCTATACTCATTTTAAAGAATGTCATTAGAAAAGCAATCTCGGCATCGAAAGAAGAACGAATTTGTTCAGGAGTAACCTTATTTCCTTTATGTTCCTCACTGCGTCTTTCCTCATTCCGTTTTTGCTCAAAAATTGCAGAATGAAGCAAATAGTCAATCTTCGATGTTACCTGTTCATCACTCATATTCCGAGAATCTACATTTAGTTGTTCCAATACCTGACGAACATCATCATAAAAGCCAAGAGAAACAAGAGTCTGACATATACGAAGGCTCAATAGTTTGGCACGTTCTTTCAGCATATCCTCCTTGTCCATTACCATAGCCTTCATATTTGAAGGATTAACAATACTTCTGTATTCAATGAGCAATTTAGATGCTATCTCTTTAAGCGTGCTCTCTGACACAAATTCGCGATCCGAAAGCAAACAAGCATAGTTTCCACATGAAAGCTCAATGAAATCATTCAATGTTATCTGATTTAATCTTTCAATCATGACTATTTCAGTTTAGATAACTTATACAGTTCAAATTCACGGTTAGAAGCATCTTGGCGTTGCATTTTTAGACTCTTCATTAAAAGGAGATTTGTTCTATCAACCCTTTTTTCTAACCGGGAATAATCATTGAAAACAATGGTGTTACCGGAAGAGGATGCTAAATATGTCGGTGAAAATGTAGGAAAGTCCCAATCCGGCATATCAAAATTAGAGATATCTACCTTATCAACATCAGGAAAGACTTGCGCACCTTTAGGAATATCAACTAAAGTTGGAGTATCAGGAGTAATCCATGCTTTTCCGGAATACATGATAACTTCATGTTTACCGGCATCACCAACCAAAGCAGCACCGCCGGGGTGCCTATCATTACCTTTAGTACCTTCTGCATAAGAAGGAATAGGAGTGGCAAGAATTGTTGCTACTTGCATAGCCCCCATCGCCCCGATAACAGCAGCCATTACAGCACCGGCAATCGGACCTAACTGGAAAGCTTCCATAATACCACGAGCTGTTGCAATTCCAGTTTCTGCAACTTGTACTCCCTTATGCCAAACAGCTTGTTTATGGGCAATCTCTTGCTTTTGTTTTTCCAACTCCTTATTCTTGGCTTCTGTCTGATCCTTTGCTGCCCGTTTACGCGCTTCCGCTTCCTCTTCGGATATAGCTCCAGACTCTGCCAGATTCTCAATTCGTTCAATATCCTCATCATACTTTTCCTCATTAGCTTCCCGCTCTTCTTCTATTTTCTGAATCTGACCATCATAAATAGAAGAGACTAAGTTTCCAATAGCTCCCACAGCTTGAGATGCAGTTTGAAGCCATTTTTTCAAGTTCTTCTGACGTTCTTTCTGTGCTTTCTCATCCGCTTTAGTAACTTTATTGATAGCATCTATTTCCGCTTCTGCTTCTTGCTGGGAAAGGTCCGCTTTCAATTTCTGTAACTGCTCTGCAATCTTTGCCCTATCCTCTGCACTCAAATTTTCGTTTCGAAGTTCCAACTCCAACGCATCAATTGCAGCTTCGGTTGTTTTACGTACATAATCTAATTTTAACTGATACTCAAGTTCTGCATACTCTTGCTGGGTTATTTCCTTAGAAGCTAACTGTTTTTTAAGAGCAAGCGTATCCATAACATATGCAGCATCCCGGATTTCCTGCTCATGCGCCGCATTCTCTGCTATTAATTGCACCTGATCGGATGCATGTCTTTCGTAAAGTTCTTGTTTCTTTTTTGCATATTTTTCGTCAATGAGAAAAACATCTTCACCAGTTTTCTCCGCTGCATCAATTTCTGCTTCACGTTGCAATTCCAACTGGTGCAATTTCAAATCAAGTTCTTCCTGGGACCCCTTTTTTACAACAGCAAGAGCGTTCTCAACATCCTTCTTCTCACGATCAGAATTATACTTAATAGTAAACTCATCTAGCTTTTCCTGCATTTCCTTAGCTAAATTCTGACGTGTAGCAATTTCCTCTTTGCTATTACCCTTGACGGCAGCAATCTTCTTCGAGTAAGCAACACCAATTTTAGCAAGTTCTTTCTCCAGTCCCTCATCCATAAGAGCTAGTTCTGACTCCTGATAAGTTTCATGAATTTTCAGCTTCTCTTTGAGAGCTTTTTCCTGTTCACGTTTTTCTTTATCAGTAAGGACTGTTATACCTGAACCATTTTTGTCGTTACCCTTTGGACGGAACTTTTCTGCAATCACATCAAGTCCACGATTAAATTCATCGCTAGATGCTATTTTGAATAAGTTTTTAGAAAATTCCAACTGAGCCTTATCCGCTTTTTCTGCTTCAGATGTGTAATAGCCAAACATTTTAGCAGCACCATTCTTTATCCAAGACATATCTTCAAACTCTGATGTTGCATATTGAGCACGAGTTTTCATCCGTTTTAAAGCTTCTCTCTCTTGGGCCGTTACTTCAATACGTTTATTTTTCATTTGAATAACAGCTTTTGTGTATGCTTGTTCCTCTGTATCACCAGCATCAATAAGCCTCTTATATTCTGCCTGAAAATCTTTTTCTACTTCCAATAACTTTTTGTTCGCATCTTTTTTTGCAAGTGTTCTAAAATTATAATCTATCTTTTCTATTTTTTCTTCAGGAGATTTCAAATCATTGGCGATACTTCTTATTTTATCAGCCATCCAATTAAGAAACTCCTTAGCAGGTCCCGTTGACTCGGAGAAAGAAAGCATAAACGCTTCCCATGCTGAAGATAAGTTAGCAAGAGCTCCATGAACATTATCTCCCATCGTGTGAGCCATATCGCCCAATTCACGTTCTACACCAGTAATCTGTTCTCTAAGTGGTAATATTTTATCAACAGCGGTGAGAAAGGCATTAAAAGCGGCAACACTACGCTTATCAGTTAATTCAAGAGTAGTATTCAAGTCTACCCCTTTTTCTTTTAGCGATTTCAATCCTTCAACTAACTCAGGCAATGTTTTAACGGGCTTACCTAACGCCTTTGCCAGCTTTCCATTACTATCAGCTAAATTTAGAAAAACATTACGAGTAGCAGTAGCAGCCATTGAAGCATCAAAGCCGGCATCCGATAATTTACCCAACAAAGCCAAAGTATCTTCAATACTGAAATTAAAGGCTTTTGCAACCGGTCCAACAATTGGTAATGCAGTAGCGAGATATGAAAACGACAATGCGCTTTTGGTTGTTGCGACAGCCATCGCAGACACATATCTTTCAGTTTCTCTTGTATCAGCATTAAACATACGAAGAGAAGCACCTGCCAATGAAGCCGCATCTGCTAATTCTGCCCCGGTAGCTTGTGCAAATTTTAGAACGTGCTCTGTTGCATCTAATATTTCTTTTCGAGTAAAACCTAGTTTAGCAAGTTCTATTTGCAAATCCGTAGCTTCGGATGCAGTGTATTTCGTTGTAGCACCCAAACGTTGAGCATCCGCAGTTAACTCCTTCACTTTATCAGAAGTGGTTCCTAATATTGCAGCAAGCCTACTATTAGCTAATTCAAATTTAACAATATCACCTACTCCTTCACGCAGTTTTGTAAATAAAGCAACAACTCCACTAACAACAGCTTGTGCACCAATATATCCAGCTGCCCACCCTTTTAAACCAGCACCAACTTTACTTAACCCAGGAGCAAGCTCTGTATTAAGCATCCTACCGGCATTCCGGGCAATAACACCCATATTCTGCATGGATTTATTACCGTTCTGTATCTCAACCCATGCAGCCTTTACTTCTTCCCGGTATGCACCGATAGTCATTTTCTGTTGACTATATCGATCGGAATTTCGCTTTATGTAATCGGTATTGATTCCGATTGTAGAATTAAGACGGGCAAGTGTACGAATATAGTTTTCATCCGTATCTTTCAAAACATCAACAGCCTTTTGCAGCTGCTTATTCATTTCCTTTGCTTGTGAACGGCTATGTACTTCCTGATTAGTCAAGATAATAGCAGTTCTGATAAGTTTTAAACGTTCTTCTTCAGATAGAACAGCTTTCTTACGAGTAGTATTACCGGCATTCTGCGCTTTTGTCAAGTTAGCTTCTGCTTTAGCAGCCTTTTCCAAGGACACAGCATTATCCGAGTTTGCTTTGGTTAGTTTCTTCAGTTCAGCAGCAGATAATTTCTCTACATTTAGCTTTTCCTCTATCTTCTTACTGACAGTTTGAGTTATTTCAGACTGTTTTCTAAGAGCTTCGGTTAATTCAGCAGATGCAGAACCAGCCGTTTTTGCTTGAGTATTATAAAGGTTACTCAACTTTTCAAGATCAGCAACACCTTCTACATTTAGTTTCAAACCTTTTGCTAATTCTTTGGCCGCATTAACATAATCAGCCCTCACACGCTCAATAGTATTATCAAGCTCCACCAATTTCTGCAAATCGCTCTCATCAACGAAATCTTTCAATTTTAAATCCATAATTACAGATAATGTCTATATTCAATAATCTTTCCTTTTATCTCAACTCCAAGTTTATCAAAAGCATAGGTACCATCTTCTTTCTGATAAACAACATACATGCAACCATCCAAGACAGCTGCTTTCTTTGCAAGATCACTGATACGTTCCAGTTCACTCTGCATCTTTTTTATTTCGCAACTACAAGCCATTTTCTACCGATATCCACATTCTGAAAAGAAACGTTCCATCCAGGGACGGAGATACATAATATTAAAGTACTCTTTAGCTGTATCACCAATGCCTAAAATCTGCTCACCGTATTTCTTCTCAATAGAACTACCGTCCGTAAATCCTTTCGTTGAGAATCGAAGCCCGGAATCAATTCTATCGGCAGTTATGCTATCATAGAAAGTACCAGTAATAAAGAGGTTAGGTACCTCAACCGGACGCGGTGGCAAATAAAGTATCTCACTTCTAAGAGGTGGAGTTATCCTCTCCTTCCATCGTTTATATTGTTCCGCACGGTTCTGCCAGGGACCGGGCTCGTTAAAATAGGTGTCAGTATCATAATCAGGATTCAATAGATGTTCGGTACCGTCCAAGCCGGAATATAATTGTTCCTGAATACAATCAACGAGCACATTCTTATGTTCTTCCATACACCTAATACATTCCTCTTCAAACCCGGATGCAATGGAATGAATAACTCTATGTAATTCATCAAAATCTGCCATACAGTAAAAATATAACGGGCTGGGCTGTAATCACACCCCAGCCCGTCGGTTACTTAGTTATCGCATCGTACACTTCCGAGAGCTTCTTCTTACGGTCAGCTTCCTTCAGTTCCTGCCACACGACTTTAATGTGCGCATTAATAAACTCTTCCTTCGTCATGCCCTTCACAGCAACCTCGACGAACGTAACATTATCTACCTTCATGACACCTGCTCGATACCTCTGATTCCTTTTTCATACAATACAGAAGGAGCTTTCAACGAAGGAACCGCCCCGGCTTTAGGAACAATGGTAATGATACCATCCGAATATGTAGCAGAAGTTACGTTATTCATAACTTCAGCAGCACCATCAGCAATAAGACTGCCAAATTCTTCTGTACGGTCATAACCACCAACAACTTCAACTATTTTGTAAGTATTTTCGGCCTCCAACTTTTGAAACACAACATCAACCAAGCCTTTAACGAAATTCTTGGGATTGAAGTCTAACTGCACGTAGTCAAAGTGCAATTGGCTGTCTTCCACATCTTCATGTGAAAAACTAACAGTCATCGCAGACTTAGCACTACTGGTCGGGTACTGTGTCACGGTCGGGTAAACAGTAGACATCGGAATACCGGCAAGGATATCAGTGTCATCATTATAACCGATCAACATATTATCCTGATTCCAAAAGTAAACGTCCCATCCTTTATTGGCACATTTCAGAAGCTGGGCATTCAAAACCTCATCAAATTTCTTCAAAGTGAAGGTGTCTGTTTGAGCGCTAAGCCCGTTGTATTCACTTGCACCGTACCCTACAGGATTAACTTGAGGCTCTCCACCATTCTTGGCATACTCCAGGAATGGCAAAATAGGGTAAATACGCCCGGGACGGTCTGCATGGCACAATTCGAGCAACTTCTCACCTGTTATATCAGCAGGGAGTTTGACACCATGTTCTGTCAAGATAGCACCTTTGACTTTTTTCCAGTCAATGCTACAAGCAGAACTACCAGTGTTCATCCGGGAACCCTTACACGTTCTAATCTTTCTCATTTTCTTCTACAATTAAGATTATTAATTTTTATTTCCATCGAGCGTATATTTATGGCATCAATCGGCTCGCTCACAGCCTCACCGGAATCTGTATAGGCTCCGTATCTGCCATATGAATAGTTTTCTGAATAACTATGTTTCACTTTTTCGTCATAGTCGCAGTCGAACCGAGAATCTTCATATAATACTTCCAATAAACGTTTATAGATTGGCCGAAGGATATTTTTAAAAGATGTGGTTCTGCGCATCTCATTGCTCCACTCTTTACAAGAAGAACATGCTATAATTAACGAAACCTTTGCTTTTGAAAAATAATCCGCGTCACCTCTATCCTCACTAATTGGAGTGAATAGTGCAACCAATGGAAACTTCCTTTCAGACTGGGCAGAAGACTTACTGTATTCATCTAAAATATCTTTGATATATTGACTGCTACCGAAGATGTAATTCAACCTTGGGGATTTCACAACTTTAGTTCCCCCTTTCCCATTTGGATAGAGGATTTCAAGCCCTTCTGGAAGTTCCTTTACAATCTCCTCAAACAGTTCTGTTATATCTAAATCTATCATAAATTGAAAGCATTAATTGGGGTCAAAAGATTCTTGGTTATTTTCACATCGAAAGGACAATCATTCGACATAGCCCATTCAACAAACTGTTTATTCTTCTCTACCATGCTATTCCATGTGCTTACTTGTCTCTTCAAAGGAGCTACATATTCATTAGCACATTTCAAACGAACAAGCCCGGTTATTGTAGCCTGGGTGTTTGCGTCACGAAGAATATGATAAAAGACATAGTCAGCGAACGGTTCACACAGCTTCTCGCATAATACTGCATATCCGGACTGGGGGGCTTCCTTCTCTTCTGAAATATCAACTTCATCTGAAGAATCTTCCTTTTCTCGTTCAATAAGCTCCAAATAATCTGTGATAGCTTGGGAAAGAGTCACACCAACAACATTCCGGAGAAATTCGGGCTGAAATGCCTTAATATACCCATTTATCACCTCATTCACAGCAAGAGATTGGGGCGAAGGCATTTCAGCGACCGAAACATTCTCAATATGCCTGGGACCTGACATAAAATATGAAACATCAATCAACATAGCGATAGTTATTTAGAAGTCTTGCCTTTCCCGGTTTTCTTTTCATCTTCCACGGAAACGGCTTTATCATCTGTAACAATTACCTCCTTGGCATCTTCCTCTTGCAAATCTTTTGAATCGGCAACCGGAAGATTCTTTTCATCAGAAGGCACCTGTACTTCAAGTTCTGCAATGCGAGCTTTCATTGTTTCACGCTCTTCTGTCAGTTCAACAATTGTCTTATCTTTCTCTGCAATGGATGCAGTAAGCCTGCCAATCTCTTCATTTTTCTCTGCAAGCATACATTCCAATGTCTTTCGGGCATCTTCTTCTGTAACAAGACCACATTCGGAAATAGGGATGAGTTGAATCATCCCTCTATTAATCCGAATGCGTTGCTCTTTAAGCACATTGGTTACATCCTTATCGTTACCTCTAAGTATGTAATCCATAATCCTACGCTTTAGTTATTGCAGTCTTCAATGCGGCCAAATCCCCATAAGCGAAAGCCCACGGCATATAAATCGGGAAGATAACTTCTTCTTGTGCCATCAGCACAACCTCATTGCAAAGCTTGGTCTCCACATCTTCAGCCCATTCAAGTGTCAAAGTGGTATAATCAACCAAATTTGCGGCTTGGTTAAAGTCACCCAAAAGATACTTACCTGGAAGAATACCACCATACTCGATAATCGGACGACCGGCAATATATTTCACCCCATCAACCATTTTAACGATACCAAGATTACGTCCTGTCGTATCTTTCTCTGATTCCATACCGTTAACAGTCATTGGATTAAGAATAATAGCATTCGGAAAATACTGGGCATATGTCATTGCGGCGAAAGCTGTTTTCACTACATCTTCAGAGTTGGGTTCCTCAATGTTCTTAAAGCCGGCTTCATGAACACTGAATGTCATTTTATCCGTAGCCGTTTCAGCACCGGAGAACGCGACACCAGGAATAAGGATACGACCATCTTCCATTTTCACAAGAGCGTGTGTTTTGTTCAGTTCTGTAAGAACAGCGGCGCCAGCGAACGTGATACTCATTCCATCAAGAATCAAATCCTGTGGTTCTGCAAACTCTACAATCACATCCTTATCACCGTTATATCCGGTAATAGCTTTTACAGCACCGGCGGCACCTGTAACAATGGCTGTACTAATAATCTTCTCTACAGAAGTCACCCCAGTATTATTAATAATACCAAGCAAATTCTCACCATTACCGTCACCAAACAAAATGTTCCAGTCTTCTGCCATCCAAACAGCTTCAGGAAGCATGTTCAAGATGTAGGAACGAATGTACACTCTTGATTTCAACATACGTTTTGAGATACGGATATGAGTACCAAGGCGCTTAGTTCCTGTCTGTATCTCTTTTACCTTGATACTTGATTCCGGTAAACGACCGTTCTCTGTTACAAAACGGGCATTGCGGTTGAAAGCATATACTTGCGCATAGGCGAGTTGAGGATATGCAGGATCAGCTGTCAGCGTCGTTAATACATCACGCATATGCAACTTTTTGTTGGCAACCTGAGTCACAACACGTTTCTGTTGTTGAGTAATCAACAAATCACCGGTGTAATTGTCAGTCATGGAAACGACATCTTTCAAGGAGAAGCCGTCAAATTCTCCTGATTTGCGTGTTTTTCCTTCTGCGAAATCTCTGAATTTTTCAGAATCAAGCATCTCGTTCAACTTCTCATCGAACTTGTTGATAGCATTCATAGACAAGCCCTTTTGTTTCATTTTCTCAATACTTTCTCCAAGGGTCTTTACCTGGGCAACGAGTTCTTCATTGTCTTTAACCAATTGCTAAAACTTCTCATTGTCATAGGATTTCAGCAATTTATTAATATCGTCAAACTGTTTTGATACCTCATCCGGTGATGCAATTCCTTCAAGGGACTTGTTTACTACTTCACACATCATGCCGACGATGTTTTCCATAAACGCCTTCTGTTCTGCCGGCAAGCCGTCCGTTTTCAGATTAAAATCTGATACTGTAAATTTTCTAATTGGCATAAAATTTAAATTTTAAGTTATTTATTCTCGAAACAGCTATTCAAACTCTTAAAATCGAATAAAGTGCCATTATCAGCGGCTTTAATCGTCACTTCATCGTTCCCATTTTCCCCGTCATTCTTTTCTTGAGTGTCAACAGACGGCTCATTTTTTCCGGTGGTATCTTCAGAAGTGTTTTGCAGAATAGCATTCGAACGATATACTTTTCCCCAACAGTGGGGACATCTTACATAATTCATAAGGTCTTGTAGACCCTTTTGAGAAAATTCTTTCTTTTCTGATTTGACAGAATCAATAAGAGAAATTACTTGGGTTCTAATCTCCGGAGTGAGCTTCTCCATTTCTTCCCTTACAATGTCCTGTGTTATCCATCTCTGATAATCAGCAGCATAATCTAATACCTGTTGGGCAAAGGTATGCTCTGTTTCTGCATCATAATCAAATTGATGACCACAATGAGGACATGAGACAACGGCACCACCGTTGAGGCTCTTCAGTAATAAACTTAATTCCATATCGTATCCTTTTAAACGTTCATCACTATATCCATGCTGCAAGAACGCTTTCCGAACGAAATCAACAGCCTCCTTTACCTGGTCGGCAGTAGCAGACTTAATATTCACAAGGAAAGTCTGGGGATTACTCCCCCAACTTGTCAATGTTGAATATTCCATCATACGCCATTCAAGCACTTTACAGGGATCAACAGAATCTCTTTTAATGGCCTTGACCCCAATAGAATGTTCAAGTGTTCTGCCATTCTCTGCAAACAGTTTATAATCAGCTAACGTATCACGGCCAATCTGTTTTTCAAGATTTAACTGACCGACCATAACCAAATTACCTTCTGTTTCCTTACCACTCAACGGAACACCTAACAACTGGTCTGTACGATGATTCAGGAACCAACGCATCCGACCAATATTTTCTTTCAATGTCTTATTGAATGAGCCGGGCATAGATATGTCATTTTGTGAGTCCTTCACACCGATACCATTCACCGCAACGGTAACGATACCCTTCTCATCAACATCATTTGCCTTTGTCTTGTACTGAAGGCTTTTGATTTTCTCTTCCATCTTTTTCATCTCCACTTTTAGTGTTAAAAACTCGATTTACTTTATCCAGTTCCTCATCTGACATATCAAATTTCAATTTGTCAAACAAGGGATTTTCTATCATACTTTCACCTATTTGGGCACGCCAGTCATTGAGCGTTATAAGCCCACATGAGAATTGTTCACGACAACGTTTATTTATATTTGTCTTTACGTCCTCGGATTCTTTCAATCCTTCCTGCAAACAATCAACATCAGAGAAATCACAATCCAAATAATATCCCCCTCCTTCAAGACCAAGGAAAGCTGTAAAATCCTTGCAGAATTGTTTGGCCATAGGAATAACAGTTGAACAATATACGCTCTTTTCAGCAGTAGCCTGATTGCTAAATGTGGACTGGTCTTTTCGCGGAACAAGAACGGCAGGGATGCCGTATGCCCCTGCAATATTTATTGCATCAGCCAAAGTCTCTTCAAACGGCTGTAACTCTGCAATAGAAAGATTAGTACGAACAAAGTCAATATCTGCATCTGAAATACCATAAGGTACCTGGCCCTTCCTTACACCATACTTCTCAAAATTTTGCTTCAAAAGCTGTTCCTTTTCATCGTCAGTCAACGCTATTGAACCGGTAGCATCAGTTTTCTTACTTACAATAAAGCCCAATCCACCCCGCTTTACATAAATCACATTTCTAGCTTCATATACAGCTATTAGATTTGACATTGGCTTATTTTGGGAAGCAAGACGACTTTTGGACTTCAAGAACATAGCCCCTGAATAGAACTCTGCACTTCCGTCTCTATCATGCCATATTTGGTATGGAGGAATTTCCAAACTACCATTCCAACCATACTCCAAACGATAGCTACGAATAATATCTTCTGTTTGGGCAATACCAAACAATGGCATATTCCCGTAAACAGGTTCTACAATAGTCTTATCAGAAGGTAGCACCCAATAATTATCGCAATATCTCCATTTTTCAGCTGTAGAAAAGACATCAGGCATAGCGGCACGAATAAAGCTATTCCCTGTACACAATTTATAAATATGGTGCTGATAAATCAATTCTTTCCAACGCATCAAACAATTAGGACGACTAAGTATGCCATTCATTCGTTTATTCGCCCATACTATACTGTCATCCTTAGTTTTCTTCAATTGAAAATTAGCACCTGCAATTCGCGATGCAATATAATCGATCGGGAAAAAGACTTCAGGTATCGTACTGAATAGCGTTAGATAGTTACTGCCCGCTACAATAGGACTAGTAAGGTCCTCAATGTATGCAACTGACCATTTTTCAGCCTTGCCACTTTGAGTATCTATATCCTTATTTTCAGATGAAGTAACTATTTCAACTTCACCTTTAGTCTTAGATTTCTTTCCAAATAGATTATCAAAAAAAATATTCATTGGGTTCCTTTTTGAGCAAAACTAAGTAAAAAGGAAAACCGTTTTCCAAAACACTAAAATCTTGAAATTACGAAAACATAATATCAACAATACAACATCCTTATTTTCAATCACATATAACGCAATTCAATTCAAACCTAATTTTACAACGAACTGTACTAGCCCACTCAAAACAGCACTGGCCTCTTTTGTTTCACTATCTTTATTATAGTCCATCAGATTATTCATGAAGGCAACATATTCCGTATCAGATTCTACTTTTGATGCAGAAAAAAGAATACTATTTTTCACATAATCAGATGTTGCAGCAATACGCTTATCTACATCCGGAAACTCTTTCATTACACGAATCTCCTTGTTTGTACTAGAACGGAGTTCCCGGATAAAAGGGAAATAAGCATCTGTACATTCAATTACACATGAATCAGATTCATGGGACAAAATAGAAGAACGTATATCTTCTGTTGAAGTAGTATCCATAAATACGACATCAACAACATGCCATTTATTTCCACATCTAAACGCTTGTATAAGGACAAATTTCCCATTAACATTCGGCATCACATATAGAATCTTCTTAGTGTATTTACATTCGGTATCTGGATTGAAGAAATTAATAGTGCCATTACAAGCATACAAGTTTCTTTTTCGCCGGTTACTAAACTCTATATACTGCTCACTACACAAATCCACAACGACATATCGGAACGTATCAGACAGGTGCCCGTGCTCCTCATAAGTCTGCAAGGTAGTTTTATTCTTGACCTTAGTTTTAAGAATGGCACCGTTAGCATCTTTCTGTACGCTCATGTAGTCCTCAATAGATACCGAACATGATTCGTCAATGTATATCTCTATACCGGGAACAGTACAATCAAAAATGGCATTAACAAACTCACCGGTCATGGCAACACTCGGATTCTTGTTGCCTACCTTATCTTCAATCTCGAATCCTTCTTTCTGCAATGTATCTATGAATAAGTCCATCCAGGAACGCTTCTCATCGTCAATGCTGTTTGCCGCTTTCGTTGATGCATCACCATGTACATATAACCTATCAGAATATTGGATAGATTTCAGATACTTTGCAACAAGTTTGGAGGCTTTCTTTACTGTATTGTTTGGGCTTTCAGCGCACGTTTCATGGAATTGCCAAACCTTGGTACCAGTTGTGAAATCGACCTGCCAATATGATACACTGATATACGGAAGCACGTTGTTATCGACAGAGATATGAATAGGTAAGTCCGGAACATACTTATGTTCACCGGAATGTTTGCCACGATTGAAGGAACCGAAGAACTCACTACCGGTACGAATGACACCCCATTCTCCCAATGCGTACACATTGTAATAGTCCGGATCGTGAACTCTATCATACTCAAAGTCGGCAACACATTGCTCATCATAGAAACCATACGCACCGTCAGGACTACCGACCACCCAAAAATTATTCAAATAGGTAGATTGGATAATAACTGTATTAGGTGCCTGTTCCTCGATTTGCTTAGTACGAAGATTAAGTATTTGCCTGGGTGCATTCTTCTTTACGGATTTGACCTTGGTAAGTTCTTTCGGCAACTCTTTGCCGGCAATGGTAACCGTCATCGGTACATCATGCCATTTATCTTTATCAATAAACTCTTTCTTTATCCAATGGCTTTCACTAATCGGGTTGAAGGTACAAATAATCTGCTGCCCTTTCTTACCACGCAAACGCTTACGTAGCTGCTTGAAATCCGGATGCTCGAACTCTGACCATTCCTCTAACTGAACTCGCTTATAGTTAGAGATACCTTTTATCTTCTCCGGATCGTCAAGACCGGAGAAATCTATCTTCGCACCATTTACCAGACATTTAATAGTATTCTGTTGAAATTTGAACAAATGGGAGATGCCAAGACCGATCGCAGCGACCTTATAATCTTCATAAATGGTTTTGAGAATAGAAGCTCCTACCTTACGCATGACAAGAGTGTTCTCACCATCCTGTAATGTCTGTATCAGTATTGTTTGTGCCACACTATACGACTTACCGGAAGATGAACCTCCATAGAGAATGATAAAACGGATAGTCTCATCATTCAAGTACTTCAATAGATAGAATCCGTTAGGATTTAGCTTCTTATAATTTATAACCATATTGTTCTAAAAGTAAGGTTTCTCCGTAGGATGAATACCGGATTTTGCAGTTCAAATTGTTCTATTCTTCCGAATTCTCATTATCTTCAAATCCGATACGAAGTTCACCGACTTTATTTCCGTCTCCACCTTTGATATTGACATTCTTATCGGCTTCCCATCCATTCCAGGCACCAAGCAAACGAGCGGCTTCTGTTTTACCGTTGAACTCATAGACAACTTCTCCTCTCTTATTCTGAATCTTCTTCAATGCATTGCGTGTACGCTTTGGAAGCTGCGATGGACTTTTCATCTTTACCTTACCTGTTAGCTCATCGACAATATACAAGTCATTAGGATCAGAAGTTATGATATCCATCAGCACACGTTCCACAGTCTCACGTTTAACTTCAGATTCTTTCGCCCTCTTTTCTCTTATCTCTTTTATCCTTGATGTAACCTTGATGTTCTGCATAAGGGCATGAGCATTGCGCCAAACGCTCTCCTGCTTCATCTTAGTGCAGTCGTAAGCCATCCGGTATGCTTCACTTGCGTTGCCATCAATATCAACGTAATATTGACAGAACTTCTCTTGTTTCAATGTTAATACATTCTCTCTACTCATAGCTTCAAATTATTAAATTCCTGCATGAAGAAACAATGATAGTTACTCAACATGCAGGAATAAATTAGAATGGTTGTACATTCAAAGGATTTCTATTTCTCCGCCCCCGCATTTTTTTGAGAATTATCCTCTCTCCGCATGGCGAATACCTTTTTTACTCCGTCCTCGACTGACGTATAGGACAAAGGTACTAAATAGATATCCTGGTTCACCGATTGCTCCAAATTGTCAAAATCTCGTTTTTTATTAATCAACTCTATTTCAAGCGGTTTGTAGTATTTTACTAAAGATGCAAAATACATAGTAGTCACAGGTTGGACGTTACAAATATTGATAAGCTGCCGGTTACAGCCCACCGCATAAATAAGCCCTTCGACGACATCATCTATGTAAGTGAAGCACCGGATATTCTGACCACAATTGTATAAAGACACGTTTTCCTTTTCTATCAGGAACCAGAGAAGAGTTCTTTTTCGCGGATTAGGTCCATATACATTATGCAGCCGGCACCCGGTCGCAGCCTTACAATAGATAGATGCATACTGTTCATCGAAATACTTGCTTATTCCATACATGGAAGTGGTATTCTCCGGATTCGCCGTTGACGAACTGGCGTATACTAACTTCACATGATACTGGTTACATGCATCAGCTACTCGCATGAAAGTATCAATGTTATCCTTCCTGATCTGTTCCAGGTTTCCATTAAACACACTAGTTTGCGCCGCCAAATGGAACACACAATCAATACCCCCATTTTTCAGGAGCTCACATACTTTTGTGGCTTCAATACCAGACTTTCGATCAAGTCCTATGACTTCGACATCCCTTTTAGCTAATTCTCGGCAAAGGGCTTTACCAATAAATCCCTCACTGCCGGTTACAATCATTTTTCTCATCATCACAAAAACTAAAGGTGCATCTTGTTTAAAGACACACCTAGGTTCAACATAAAATCCTAAAGATTAAATCTTATTTTTGAAAATACTCCCTACACTTAAAACCCTTTCTAGGAGTAAAGTCTTTAAATTCACAGCTTCTAAACACCCACTTCTTATCAGCCCATCCGGCTAAATCCTTTTGCCATTGAGGAATAATTTGACGTGGATTATTCAAATCCCTATAAGGCTGGCAATGCGGTAAGAACCGACCGCCTTTGTTCTTCCAATGATTGACACGCTCAAACGATTCTTTGAAGTCACTGAGCAGGATACAATAAAAGAAGTATTCGCCTTTGTACCCGTACTTGTCAATCAAAGCTGTGGCACGCTCACATTCGGCAATCTGTCCCGGTGTGTCACAGCCGAACCGTATGCGCTTCATCCACTTTACTCTTGCCAGTAGCCGGGCGATGTCGTCTGTTACCAAGCGAGCATCTAAGCCCTGATTGAAGTCTACTCGTACGCCCATGGAGACAATCTTTTCAATCTGTTGTAATCCATAATCGGATGCAAGTACATTGTTATCCATGAGTATTACGTTCTTTCGCCCGGCAGATACTTCTTCTATATCCATGTATGGAGTTATGTTGCCTTCTTTGGCAGGAACGACACACCATTTGCAACGATTAGGACAGCCACGGGTAAGGAAGCCATAAGCCAGATTCTTATCAATATTATACAGGTTATAGTCGGGAACTATTTTATCAACTTCTACTGGAAGAACCTTGCTTATGTCATACCCTGTACCACCTTTCTCAATCTGATTGGTATTGATGTAATAGCCATAATCTGGAGTAAAGGAGAATACCTTTGCCGAATAAACTTTATCGTATGAGCACAAAGGGTTATACCATTCCACATTGTCGCCTCTTGCCTTGTGCCATGCACTTATCTTCATCAAAGCTAGATTAGGATAATTACTGTCAACTGCTAATATTCCGATGTTCATTACTAAAACAGTTATACTCCAATTATCTCATCATTGATACGAAATATGCTATCACTCACAAAATCGTATATCTTATACATAAGTTCCGGTTCTTCCTTTTTCGGAGAATAAACCATCACCTTTTTACCTGCACCTTTCATCCAACCCGCTTCTGTGTTAGCAGACCGACCACAAGGGAGAACCATAACGCAGACATCAGCCCACTGCATACCGTTGAAATCCGAATCAAAACCTTTCTGCGCAATTGGGTGATTAAGCGCTTCTCTATATTGCTCTGTTGTCCAGTTCTGCCAATCAGGATCTATATCAGACCATTGGAAACCACCATTACCATGTGGGGGATTCTTAAAATCGTAAACCTCATGTCCTAAATCACGGAGAATATCTACAACGTCCTGTTGAAATACATTTCTCCAACTACTTGCTACATAAATTTTTGCCATATTATTTTAAATTGTTACTTTTGGATGTCGTTTGCACGGTGCAAGCGACTTAATTTTATTTTTATGAAAAACATAATTTTAAAAGGACTCCTATAGCTTTACTACCGTGGGGCTATATGGATGTCCAAAATCAATTAGACGGTAGGATGGGAAGCATTTTTCAATCTCGTAAGTGACAGTTATTAGTTAATTGAATACGTGACAGAGTGTGTACCCATCTAAAATAAACAGGAGGCGGCTTTGCAACCCGCCTTTTGCTTTTATTCATTACAGACTGTATTTTGAGTGTTATTTAGAATATTGTTGACTCTTTGTGCAAGTTCCGGTTCCAAACGCACCAATCGGACAATCATCACAATAAAAGGTTACACTTCTATAATCTGCGCCACTTCCACATGGATGTTCACTAAGCTCCATAACTTTATCATTAAGAAGCTGTACTTCTTCTTTGAGCTTATTTACCTCACTAATAGGGGTCAAAGCTCTATATTCTTGTTCTGTTAATATGTATTGCATAATTTATTCCTTTCTGTTATTTTATTCCTCCAATAGTTTTAGCAGTGATTTTTTATACTCGTCTATTTCCTTAATAGCATCTTCTTGACCTGATTTTGCATCATTTATCATTAAATCTGCTACTCCCTCCATTATTTCATCCTTATGCCTATTCAGATATTTGATAAAGTATTCCTGCATCAAATCAGTATCCATATTTGCTATATCCGAATATGTGTCTCCACTTCCATAACTGCCAGAAAAAGAAAAATAACAAAGATTACTTATATTCATACTCTGAATACTCTCCCTTCTGCCAAATCCATCTGTATGCTTATCTATTCCACTATTGCTATGGCTTTGAAACTCTTCTCTGATTTTAGGGAGAGTTTCTTTAATAAACTTTTTCAGTTTTCTGCCAGTAGTGATTAACTTACTTAATTCTTTTGCTGTCATCATCAGTCTCCTTTCTTTTTAATCCGTTCTAGTACATCTCTGTTGGCTTCCAATATTTCATCGAAAGACAGAATAGGCATCCAACATATAACCTTAATATCATCCTTTTCGACACTTTTCCTAAATATGATATATCACTATCAGTAGTCCATATACCATTTTCATACGTGAATACATCTATATGCTTACGTGATTCAGCTTCTCTATCATCGTATTTATAGTAATATAAAAATCCGACTAAAACACGCTACTCTTCATCTGGTAATCGTTCTTCTACTCTTATCCATGGAGATTGCTTTTTCTGCCACTCAACACCAGACGCAAAAACTTTACGCATATATGTTTCAACCACATGCGGCTGATTGATGCGATTTGCTAATTGAGCTACCAATGATTTAAAATTCATATCTATCTTGTTTTGAGCCTAATTAGGCTACATCGTTAATACTAATTTCTCCTTTCAAAACTCGTTCTACCTGCCTGTCGATTATCTCTTGAAACTCTATCTGACAGATAAGCGAGCAATCCGGTATAATCTCTTCTACTGGGTCACCTCGCCATGTTGGGAGTTCGTCAAGGAAGATTCGTCCGTCTTTATCTTTTAGACAAGTTGCACCTACATCACGTTCAATCTGCGCCACCTCGTTAAATACATCCGGGAAGTCCTTTCGTATCTTATTCCAGTAGCCCATTCCGCCTTTCACGCAACCGATACAATTGTTGTTATTATAGCCCATCTTGTACATAGCGGGGATTTCAATACCGGCTTTCCAAAGCATTCCCATTGCATCCTGCTTCGTAATCTGCTTTTCAATAAGCGGGAATAGTGGCTTTGTGTCCGGGTACTGCTGTTTTAATCGGATAGCCCGGTTAATCTCTTTCGGGTCATAATCGAAACCCCAAACTTGACCGTCCCAGTGCTGCAATTCTTTTTCCAACTTGTAGCGGACTTTCTTTTTCAGTTCAAGAGTACAGGCGGCACCATGCGCGCCGTTGATATACCCCTTTCGCAACACATCAGACACACAGGTGTACTTGTCGCTTCGGATAATGTGGATAGATTGATTGTACCACTTTTCACAATCTGCCAAGAATCTAGTGTTATCGGGATGACCGGAACCAGTTTCAATATAGTAGATATGCACATCATCGTATAGGCTTAATGCTATCTTACAAGCAACTGCGGATGTAGCACCGCAACTGAACCATGCTATTATCATTTGATTCCTTTCTAATTTTATTTTAATTATTTTTTTGCAATATCATTCCAAAAAGCAACGCCTTCAGGAGTATTATTAAAAGGGAATGAAATAGTTAGAAACCAATGAAAACAGCAATCAACATCTAACAAATTGTTCATCCGCTCTTCATTTGTCATTGAGAAGTCAGGACACTCAATATTAAATGTCTCATTTGCTCTTTCTGTATTATATTTCCATTGATTGAAAATACCTAGTCTTTCTAATTTTGCTATTTTTTCATTCCTCTTCATATTGATTGACTTTTAGTTCTTTACATCTATAAAGGTAATCATTATTGACAAGTTTTACAAACAGAACATTCGCCAATTTAACGCCATTTTATGCTGCAACTGACCCTAGTTCACGTAACTTTTTACTAATACATTCACAGAGAACACGTGCCATGTTAACTTCGACTGCATTCCCTATGAATTTCTTTTGGTCAGCCTGTGTACCAATTAACACATAGTTTTCTGGAAATCCCATGATACGCTTTAGTTCAGGTATGCGTAGCATTCGCATTTTAATATCAATTATCCCGTATAAGCCCATGAACTCTTTTATTTTTTTTGTCATAGGGCTGTCGGTATCATAAATCTCGATTACTACATGTCCAGTTTCAGTTGCGATCAAATAAGGCGGCATTTTATCCATACGTGCTATGAGAGTGAAGCATGGATTATCAACGGAACCACCTGCACTATTAAATTGAGGGTTCATTAGGTAGTGCCACTTTCTATTTGCAGTGACTGTTTGTGCGGGCTCTTCTATGCTACTACCAACGTTGGAGAAGTTTGTATTCATAATCCACGGCTTGCAGCTAACAAGATTGTACTTAGGATTGGCGGTAATACATCCAAGCGGCTTTTCTGTAGATGAAGGTTTGCTGTTTCCATATTGCTGGTCTATGAAATATGGAGAAACGAGAGATAACCGATCCTTCGTTGTTACGGTTGCAGACGGTTCATTTATTGAGCGGTTAAATCCGTTACCGTAATGGGCTGATACAAACGCATGATGGTCTTTGCATGTAATTGTTCCGGCTGGTTCATTAATAGAAACATTCTTGCTTTCGGGGTGTCCACTGAACTGTTTTGAAAGAAAGCATACCTGCGCAACTCCCAGTCTGTTTTGCGTAGCTACTACCGGGCATGGTTCGTCAATCCCAGGGGCATTATATTTTCCAGTCCGGCTCATGGAATTATATTTGATAAGAAAAGCATCTTTGCCCCCGGCTACAAATTTTATCAGGCCGGCATAGATACGTTCCATTGTCTTTTCAGCAAGTGGCTTCTCACGAAAAATACTTGTTCCTTCATCGGAAAAATCCAGTATCTCTTTAACCGGGCGCCACTTTTCCAAACGACCAAACATATCTTGTTTACCGTTTTTACAGTGAGTGGGTTGTGGAAATACTATCGGTAATCCATTTTTGGCAAATATACCAAAGAAGCGTTTTCGAGTAGTATATGCACCATAGTCGGCAGCATTGAGAATACGGAAATCAAAGTTGTAGCCATACTTTCTTACGTTGCGTACCCATCTTTGATATAGTCTACCTTTATCCATGCTGATAGGCTTTCCGTTTTCGTCCATATCACCCCAACTCATAAATTCTTCAACGTTTTCAATCTGAATGTAATCCGGGCAAATAGCTTCAATGTACCGGAAAAGATGTTCAGCAAGTGTGCGACTATCAGCGTCCCGAGGTTGCCCACCTTTTGCTTTGGAGAAGTTCGTACATTCCAGGCTCGCCCAAAGAACGACCGCTGCACCCGGATATTGAGCCTTACATTTGGCAAGATGTTCAATTAGCGGGGAAAGTTCCAGCGTGCGAATATCTTCCGTAAAATGCAATGCATCCGGATGATTGGCCGCATGGCTTGCAATGGCGTTGGCATCGTGATTGACGCAGGCTATTACTTTAGCACACTGTTTACCATCAATTCTTGCAGATTCCACTCCTGTCGAGGTTCCACCTGCTCCACAAAACAGGTCAATATATAATAAATTTATACTACTCATTTCTTTTCTTCAAATTTCTTTGATTATTGATTTCAGACATACACATGCGGCACCAAGAAGTCAATAAATGATATTCCTTACCCTTTCTCACTACTATACGATTGTAGAACCGGTTCAAGTAGAAGTAATTTCCGCAGTGTGTACATTTTTTCATCTCACGTCCTGAAGCATCTATAATACGATTGCGAGGTTTGCGATGAATAAGAGTACAGTTTTTACACTCACCATCAGTTCCACGATGCCGCCGGCAATGTGATAAGGATTTTGCCCCACATTTAGCAAACACCCTACAATCTCTACGAGGTATTGATTGATACACATTCATGGCTTCCTCGCATTCAAGAATTTATTTACTACACGAGAAAGTACATCCTCATTCTCTGGCATCAGCCATTCTTTCGCAACGTTCCAAGCAATACTCATAGTTGGATTGAAGTTATCCTTCCTGACAGTGTGGTGAGACAAACGCCCTTCAGTGGGTTTCAAATCCTTATCATGTAAGATACACAGTCCATTTTCGAAGAAAGCACAAAACTCTTTGCCGGAAACAGGTTGAATCATCGGAATAGCAATATTAATAACCCCTAAGAATATACCAGCAGCCCAGTTTGTCAGTGCTAACCTGTCGGCATAACCAGCATCTATAATTCGTTCAATATCATCAGGAGTACCTAAACATGGCGTATGACATTGTTGTTTACAAACACTGCATGAGCATTGTACAGGTACACGACCTGAAGCCCTCATTACCCTTTGTAATGAGGTTTCTTTTGATAATTCTCTCATAGTAAATTATTTGAGATACTACAGATTATTAAACATCGCCCCACAGCTTTACTGCAAGGTCATAATTTTTTTTAGCCTCTTTTACTGCTTTATTGGCATAAGCCATAGCGTATGTATGCTCGCGTCGGTACTTACCGGACTTCAATCCTTCGTGATATTCTTTTGCTTGTTCCAACTTATGTTCATAGAAATCTATACTTTCCGGCATGGACAAGTTTATCGTATTAGCCCTTTTTTCCCAATACTTCGCAACTCTTTCATGTTCGGCAGCCTTATCGCTAAACTCAACGCTTTTCCCCATGTTATTCCAGGCATCATCTATCATTTTGCGATGTCCTCGTTCGCTATGGTGTCCAACTTTGATAGGCTCACCCAAAGAAAGGAAATCGCGATGTTTATTTGATTTCTGAAAATACTCATTACTTTTTTGTACTGCCGATGACGCCCATTCATGCCTGCGTTCCGCTCTTTGCTTAGCCCATTCTTGAACATTAAAGCCGTCAGCTCTAACGATGGAGTAATAGTAAAACCCATCTTTCTCGAAGATTAGGTTAAATACTATACTTTCGTTCTCCTTACCATACTTGGTGGTAACCTCAATAGTTTCACCTTTTTCGTGCTTCTCATCACACTTTGCCAAAAATACATTTGGCGCAAATTTGTAATACGTGTTCATTGTTTTAATTAAATTGGTTTGACTTATATGAAAAATGAGAAACCACAGCTACTTAGCCGTGGTTTCATCATTAAATAACTTTGGTTGACTGGGTTGAACCAAATCATCGAATAAACCAGGAACACGAGGTTGTAACGCCTTGTATTCTTCCTGAAAGAATTCTTCTTTGGTTCTCCCATGTTTTTTACCCTTTCGTGTATGTACATCGAAAGTGTAATCTGGAATAGGAATAGGATAACGCCTGACATCATTTATCCACTTTTCTATATCAATATCCTTTCTATCATAGATGAAGTTTTGCAAATGATCCGCATCACGATTCTTTCTACATTCACAAAGGAGAATAACAGCTTTACTGACAAATATCCTCCCTTTGGGTTCAGTAGCAGTCTTGTTTACCAGCTCATGCCCCTGCCACAATGCTTCTATCTCTTTAGTAATGATTCCATAGCAATCTTCAGCACTAATGGTAAACAGACGCTTCCACACATAGTCGCGGTACCCACTCGCCCAAAGTTCCAATGCAAAAAAGCCGGCTACCCCGGTGTCGGCTCGCCTAATGGCTTTCTGCATTGCAGAACTCACCTCAAAGAAATCATATCCGCAAACTGTTCTTATAATCATAATTCTAATTTAATGGTTTGACTTTTAGTTTATTACATCAGTAAAATTAGCTAAAAAAGGCGAATATGACAAACAGAATGGACGCCATTTAAACGCCTTTTTTACAGACTATTAGAATTTGAATTTGCATGATATATTATATTGAACGAGCTGCTTTGTTTTGTCTTTCCCATTAGTGGTTGCACTCTTTAGCAAAATACTATCACCAAAATTCTTTTTGATAAAGAGGATAGATTTACGTTCCTCTTCCTGATTCCTTATAGAAGCAAGCCCACCAGCGTTTACAAAAGTGTTCTTTTGCTCAAAATTATACCGCAAATCGGTTAAAACCTTACGTTCTTTGTACTTCATGTAACAAGAAATCCAAAAATCTTCCTTCATGGAAAAGCCACGCGACTTTGACCCTTTTGGCCAAACAGGAATGTCCCCTTTGGCTACAATATGATTGACCCTTTTGGCCAAAAT